CGAACATGTACTACCGAGCACTCAAAGTCGCAAACATTGCGTAATTGAGCCAGCAGTAGAGTGTTTCAAAGTTGAGGGGACTCCGAAAGGGGTCCCCTTTTCTTTTCCCTTGACAACACTCCTAAATAGTGATATGCTCGAACTTATTTAATGGGAGGTTTTATGACTTCTGTATGGGTACTGCTTATGATTATACTGACACCAGTATCAGGAATCAGTTCCACCACACTACTCAACACATTTGATTCAAAGGAAGAGTGTGTAATAGAAAAAGAAAGAATATCTGGAGATATGTCAAAATCATACCCAGGAGACAAGACCTTTGGAATTGAATGTAGGGAAACTCACCCCGCCCAGATCACTAGATTAGAGATTGAGGATATTGCGAAAACCTTCGCCAGAGAAAGGTTCCCCAAAGCAACCCCCCTGCAAGTTGGTATAATGAGTGCGGATCATATCAAAAACGTCCACGGTGATTCATCCATTATCTCACTTGAGCTTTATATTGAATATGGAAAAACCCCGAAAAAAGCAGAATCATTCTCCCTTTTTATCAAGGATAAAGGGGTGATGGGGTGGATCGACGAAGGACCAGTAGAGGTGGAGGACGCGGAATCGAACTCAACAAAGGATCAAGCATAGTATGTCCATTCCAGGAGTTCCACACACCCCAGCAAATCCCAATGGGATGCACCCGAACAAATTCATATTGTCATTTACAGCACTTCCGACAATAGAATACTGGGCGCTTTCTGTCAATGTACCTGGGCTCTCGGGTGGAGAAGTGCTACGTTCAACCCCCTTTATTGATCTATTCGTTCCTGGAGAGAAGTTGCAAATCAATCCCCTCTCAATCACATTTATCGTTGATGAGGACTTAAGGGGGTGGATGGAAATTTATCAGTGGCTACGAGATTTGACATTTCCAAAGGATTTCTCTGAATACGGAAAACTTCCCAACCGCCCGGGTGTGTTTCATGCCACACTTCCCCAATACTCCGATGCAACATTACTGATACTCGATTCAAAACAAAACCCGCATATTCGTATCAAACTTCAAAACTGCTTTCCTACTTCACTTACCGACATCCTATTATCGTCCACTTCCGCTCCAGAAGAACCAATAACAGCAGATGCGACATTTCGCTTTGATCTCTACGAAATAGAGATTTTGTGATTGACTCTTAGTTTTCAGTATGTTATAATGTCTCAAATGAACAACACCAATGTTTCTCCAACATCACAAGTGGAAGCACTCCTTGAGGAATGGAAGAAGGATGTCCAGATCGACAGAACATCTCCTGCTGATGATGTAAGAAAGATCGGTCTCCTTCATTCGAAATATCTCAATATCCTCTCGACTCATCGACGCGCCCTCAAGGAAAATGAGCGAAAAGCCATCAAGTTTCGACGATTGAAGTACGAATATTACATGGGTCGGCTCGACTCTCCGACGCTCGAAAAGTATAAATGGGAACCCTTCCCCTATACTCTCAAAACGGGTGATCTCACCACGTACATGGAGAGTGACACAGAGTTATTGAATGCTAAAGCAGTCCTAGCGAACCATGAAGAAATCATCTCCGTCTGTGAATCTATTATGAAGGAATTGAATAATCGCACCTGGCAGATGAAAGAGATTTGTGGGTGGGAAAAATTCATCTCAGGTGTACACTAACATGCCTGATATACTGATAAGCAAAAAAAATGAAGCATTTCTTTTTTTCTCTTGCAGTGATGGTATTGCACAGGAGTTGTCCGAGTATTTTGCGTTTTTTGTCCCAGGACATCAGTTCATGCCCCTTTTCAAAAGTGGTATGTGGGATGGAAAAATATATCTTGCTAATCTTCGGACTCGTACTCTCCCTTTTGGTATTGTCGATTATCTCGAACAATTTGCAGCGGATCGTCAATACACTCTTTCTATCGATGATGCCGTTCGCTTAACCACCAACTTCTCGATTGCTGAAGCTAAGAAGTTCGCCGACTCACTCAAACTACCTCATATCCCATACGATCATCAGATTGAAGCGTTCGCCAAGAGCATTCGCAAACGTCGTATTCTTGTTGTCAGTCCAACAGCATCCGGTAAATCTCTCCTCATGTATCTCATTGTTCGATTTCTACAACTCAGTCATAAGCGGGGACTCATCATTGTTCCTAACACAGGACTGGTAGAGCAGTTGTTCGGAGACTTCAAAGACTATGGTTGGGATTCGGACAAATTTGTACACCGACTGTATGAAGGAAAAGACAAGAAAACCAGTAACTTCCTCACGATTTCGACCTGGCAATCTCTCCATCTCCAACCCAGTGACTACATGCACCAATTTGACTTTGTAATTGGGGATGAAGCACACGGATTCAAAGCAAAATCACTGAATGGTATTATGTCAAATCTCATTAACGCGGATGTTCGAATTGGAACAACGGGAACGCTGGATGGGACAAAAACACACCAATTAGTGATTGAGGGACACTTTGGACCAAAATACGTTGCAGCGACAACAAAAGGTCTAATGGATGAGAGGAAGCTTGCAGAACTCAAGATCAATTGTTTGATATTGAAATACCCCGAAGAAGTTTGCAGAGAGCACAAGAAGGACGACTATAAAGAAGAGTATGACTTTGCCGTGAAGTATGCACCACGGAATATGTTCGTTCGGAATCTTGCACTATCATTGGTTGGCAACACTCTCATCCTGTTTAAGCTTGTCGAAAGCCACGGAAAACCGATGTTCGAGGATATTCGTGACCATGTGACTGAGGGAAGACCTGTATTTTTTGTGCATGGGGGAGTTGAGGCATTAGAACGTGAAGAAGTCCGAAAGATTACCGAGGGAAGTACAAACGCGATTGTTGTAGCGTCATATGGTACATTCAGCACGGGTATCAACATCAGAAATCTCCATAACATCATCTTTGCGTCCCCCTCGAAGTCACGTATTCGAAACTTACAATCCATCGGACGGGGTCTGAGGAATGCAGAGGGAAAAACACACGTAACATTGTTTGATATTGTCGATGATTTGCGAATTGGAAAACACGAAAATTTACTCCTCCAACATTTCAAGTTCCGCGCTACATTGTATAACTCTGAAAAATACAATTTCAAACAATACATAATAGAATTGGGGTCACATGGATGAAACAAAGAGTGAGACGTTCAGAATAATTAAAATGATCCGCATGAGAACAGGGGAACTTATTATCACAGAGCTTCAGATGGGGAAAAACGCGGAAGACCCAGTGTCCTTTGTTACCCCCGCTCACATCGTAGTGGAACGAGGACCCACGAGGACTGTCATGATGAGATTAGTACCATGGGTGCCCTTCGAACTCCTTTCAGATACTCGAACCTCTATCAAGGAGTGTGAAATTTCCGGCTTTCTTAATGCCTCTCCTGAATGTGTGAAACTATATATGACGTGGGCCGACATAGAAATAGACAATCTAAAGACCTTTGGAAGTGATTTTCGAGAACGTCTTAGATATATTGAGAAAATAGAGGAGCGCAACTACAAATCCTTCAAAGAAGAACAACTGAAGAATAAAACCTCAACTAAGGATAACGTGTCGGATTCAATTATTCAGTTTTTTGAAACCAATGAAAACTGGGGAAATTCGAATACTGCACATTAAAGGAGATTATGTCATCAACACATTACGTCAATAATTCCGACCTTCTAAATGCACTCATTAAACACCGTAAAGAAATCACAAAGGCAAAAAAGGAAAAGCGAACACCCCCCTGTTTGAGTGATTATATTGGGTTGTGCTTCTTCAAGATAGCCGAACACCTGAGTCGTAAAGCGAACTTCTCGTCCTATACATTCAGAGAGGATATGATCTCCGATGCGGTGGAGAATTGCATTCAGTATGTTCATAACTTTAATCCCAGTATTTCTAGAAATCCATTCGGTTACTTTACTAAGATCATCTACTGGGCATTTCTCCGACGAATCAGCCGCGAAAAAACACAACTCTACGTGAAGTACAAAGCTACTGAGCAACTAGGACTCCTCCAACATTCCAATATGCACGAAACTGACGAGGTGCGCCCATTTCAGGTATATGAGAATATCTCAGACTTCATCCACACATTCGAGGCAAAGCGGGAAGCTAAGAGCCGTAAGAAAGTGAAAGTGAAAATGAGCAGCACTTACGGAACACTCAGATTTATAGGAGACTTGTAGTGAACCAGTTTCCATCTCAGTCTCGCACCAATCGACTGGCAGCAATTTTGGAGGATTATACATGCTAGTGGCCTTAATTTCCGACAGTCATTTTGGGGCTCGCGGTGATGATCCGAACGTCAACGAGTACTTTCATAAATTCTATCGGGAGATATTCTTCCCATACCTTGAGACGCATTCCATCAAGACTGTGGTGCATCTAGGTGACGTGGTGGATCGACGTAAGTTCATCAACTATGCAACGTGGAATTCCTGGCGCAAGAACTTCTTCGATGTACTACTCGGTCGCAACATCGACGTGCATATGCTGACAGGGAACCACGACTGTTACTATCGAAATACGAACGAAGTCAATGCTCTGGGTGAATTGTGTGGAGGCTACCCTAATATCGCAATTTATACGGGTGTAGAGAATGTCTACTTCGATAGTTTGAAAGTCGCCATGGTGCCCTGGATGAACTCAGGAAACATGGAAGAGTCCCTGAACTTTCTCCGCACGACAGACGCACCGGTTATCTTTGGTCACTTGGAAATCAGAGGATTTGAGATGGATCAGGGGAATGTGTGTTTCGATGGAATGCACAAGGAAATATTCAATCGCTTTGATATGGTTCTCTCAGGACACTTCCACCACAAGAGCGATAATGGATTGATCTACTATCTCGGCAATCAAGTGGAAATCACTTGGGTGGATTACAATGATCCTCGCGGCTTCCATGTGTTCGACACGGAGACCCGTGAATTGACATTTGTGCTGAATCCATTCCGATTGTTCCACAAGTTCGTCTATGACGACTCAACCCAGAACTTTGAATTCTGGAAGCATCACGACTTCAGTAAGTACAGTAAGAGTTTCGTTAAAGTTGTTGTGTTACGCAAGCAGAACCCCTACCTGTTCGATACCGTCATGGACTTTCTCTATAAAGCAAGTCCGATTGACGTAACTGTGGTGGAGGACTATACAGAAGCAGCCCTAGATACAACACAGGGGGTCGTAGATCAAGCCGAGGACACTATCACGATCATTCGCAAGTGTGTCGATGGAATGGTGATGCCGGGGTCCGTGAAACCCGAATGTCTGAAGAATATCCTACAGCAACTCTATGTGGAAGCTGTAAATGATAAGGTTGATGCTCAATGACAAACATTAAACTAATACAAGGAGATTGCTTGGAGAAGACGAAAGATATTCCTGATAAGAGTATTGACATGATACTTTGTGATTTGCCCTATGGGACTACTGCTTGCAAATGGGATACAATAATCCCCTTTGAGCCGTTGTGGGAGCAATATAAAAGAATTATAAAAGACAACGGAGCGATAGTCCTAACAGCGAGCCAACCTTTTACCAGTGCTTTGGTTATGAGTAATATCAAGATGTTTAAGTATGAGTGGGTGTGGGTAAAAAATGGAATCACAGGATTTGCAAATGCAAAAAAACAACCCCTTAGAAATTATGAAGATATTTTAGTTTTCTCAAAAGAACGAACAAATTACTTTCCACAAGATTTAATTAGAATAGACAAGAAGTGTAAAAATAGTAAAAATCGTGGGGGTGAAAGTTTAAGAATGAGTATAGATGATAGTAAAAATAAAGGTAGCTTAAGAACAGAAGGAAAAGAATACATACAAGAATTTACGGGGTACCCAAAACAAACACTAACGGATATAAAAGAAGACGCAGAGAAACTCCACCCCACCCAAAAACCAGTAGCCCTGTTTGAATATCTTATCAAGACCTACACCAATGAAGGTGATTTAGTTCTTGATAACTGCATGGGTTCTGGAACAACAGGAGTAGCTTGTAAAAATCTAAACCGCAATTTTATCGGCATTGAACTTGATGCTGAGTATTTCAAAATTGCAGAGAAGCGAATAAATGAAAATCTATAAAATCGCAGGGAGTTTGCCCTCATAAAATGGAGTCAACACAATAATGTTACATTTCAAGTCTTTGCGATGGCGGAATTTTCTAAGTACAGGGAATTACTGGACGGAAGTAAATCTCAACAAGACACAGAATACCCTCGTTGTTGGACAAAATGGATCAGGTAAGTCAACATTACTGGATGCTCTCTGTTTCAGTCTGTACAATACTCCTTTCAGGGACATTAACAAGGGAGCACTCGTCAATTCCATCAACACGAAGGATACGCTTGTTGAAGTGGAATTCCGTGCGGATAACCATGAATATAAAGTGGTCCGAGGGATCAAACCAGACGTGTTTGAAATCTACCGGGATGGGGTTCTCAAAGATCAAACGGCGTCTGTGGATTATCAGGGCGACCTTGAGCAAACAATTCTCAAGCTGAACTACAAAAGTTTTACACAGATCGTCATTCTTGGAACAGCGGGTTTCACTCCATTCATGCAACTCAAAGCGAGCGATAGGCGTGAAGTCATTGAGGACTTGCTCGATATTCAAATTTTTTCCCGCATGAACAAACTCCTTAAAACGTGGATGTCGGAAAATCTAAATGCTCGCTTGTTAAACAAAGCTGCAATCGTCGCGGAACTCGAAAAAATTTCTATGCAGGAACGTTACATCATAGAAGCACAGCAAGACGTGAATGCTCAGATCAGGTCTATCGAGCAAGAGAAGCTTCATAATAATCTCGAAGTCGCACGACTCAATGAGGAAATCGCTATCCATCGTTCGGATTCACAAGAACTTATTGTCCAAATCAAGGACAAAGCGAAAATAACCAATGCACTGAAAAAGCTGACACAGCTAGAGTCACAGATTGAAAATGCGATCACGAGGCATCATAAAACCGCGAACTTCTACGCAACAGAAACAAAGTGCCCAACGTGTAGTCAAGTCATTGATAAAATCTTTAAGCAGTCTCAGTATGAAGACCTCAACAACAAGATCGACGAATGCACAACAGGATTGGGGCAACTCAACGAGAAGGTCATGTCGGCTCAAACACAATTATCAGCATTCTTCAAAATCGAAGCGTTAATTTCAGATAATGAAAGACACATCGCAACAGCCGAAACGTCCATCCGAGAAATTGAGAAGTTCAATGCAAAATCTAATACGCGACTCCATGCACTCAGCACACATACGACGCCTCTTGTGAATCAGTCACGACTTGAGGAGTACAAACTTGAACTGACGAGGTTGGAGCAGGATAAAAAAGACTTGCTCGAAACAGCAGCGTATCATGAAGCTGCGGGTACTTTATTGAAGGATACGGGGATCAAAACGAAGATTATTCGTCAATATCTTCCTATCATCAATACGTTAGTGAATAAATACTTAGCGGGAATGGATTTTTTCGTCAACTTCAATTTGGATGAGACGTTTAAGGAAACGATCAAGTCTCGACATCGTGACGAATTCACGTATCACTCGTTCTCTGAAGGAGAAAAACAACGCATAGATATGGCACTCGTTCTCACATGGAGAGCCGTAGCGAAATTGAAGAATTCAGCGGCAACGAATCTATTGATTCTGGATGAGATTTTCGATTCCAGTCTAGACAATACCGGAACAGAAGAACTCATGAAAATCCTGCATAATTTGGAAGCAACAAACGTATTTGTCATTAGTCACCGCGGAGACCTATTGCAGGATAAGTTCCAAAACGTGGTCAGATTTAGCAGGCAACAAAACTTTTCACGGATCGGATAAGGGGTGCCATATGAACGATGAACTCAAGAACTTTGTCTACAATACAGAGGTTGCTCCGAAGATTGATGCTAAGAAACCGGAGCTATTCCCCTTGTACAACGACAAAAATCCTATGCTCGCGTTGAAGCATAAGGAATTCGATATCAAGAATTCACCTGTCAATATTATCGACTTCTGTAATCAACTCCTCTACACGATGAGTCATTATGGGGGTGTGGGTCTCGCGGCTCCTCAATGCGGATTTCCTTATCGCATTTTTGTGTTGATTGGGGGTATCGTCTGTATCAACCCAGTGATTATTGGATCGTCAAAGGAAACAAACTTCACAAAGGAAGGATGTTTGAGTTTCCCTGGTCTGTATTTGAACATCACTCGTCCTGAGTCTATCCATATCAAGTACACGAATGAATTCGGAAAGCGAATTGAAGCGAATTGGACCGGAGCGACTGCCCGTGCAGCACAACACGAATACGATCACCTTGAAGGACGTGTATTCACGAAGCTAGTCGGAAACTTAACGTTACAAATGGCGCAGAAGAAGCGCAAGAAGCTGTTCAAGAAGATTCAACAAGTTGTAGACCGGAAGGCACAACTATTGCGGATTTCGGGGAAGGATAAGACGTATGGACGAACAGATACTAACTCATCCTCCCCACATCAAATTCCCGTAACATCGGTACAGTCCAATAGGGAGAACTAATGATGAAAAACTGGCAGCGCGGATACGATCTCGACTATCTCAAGGAAATTGAGGCGTTCTATGCACCCTACAACAAATTTGCGGTCTCTCCATTCTCCAAATTCAAGAAGAACAACATCGCTGAACGACTCCGCACAGGAACGCTGCAATACTTAGACTATGGGAAAAAAATAGAAGCGGGATTAGTGGTGGAACGTGCAAAAGTGAACTCTAAGATTTACATGCACGGAGATACGGTCATTGGAGAGAAAAAGAAGGGTGACGTTTCTTTCTCTCGCCTCTGCGGGGGGGTATATAGTTTAGGATTGGCTCTCGACGATCATAGTCATGAACCATGTTGGTTATTTTCCTGGGCAGCAGACCGCTATATATGTGAGCTTGCAGAACATCATGGGTTCAAAAAGATTGGATATAAAGTCTCATCCTTTGCGGAAATCATGTCTGTCTATTACCGTGACAACAAATGGGGATGTGGTGGACCTAGAGTGCATCCGATTGTGCCTCCCGCTGAACTCATTGGCATGGCAAAGATTGCATCTGTAGGATCAACACTTCCTCTCTTAATCCTCAAGAAGATCGAACAGAAAGCTTTGAAGTACACGAATCATTACAGCAATTATAACACCATGAATGCGTGGTCTGCACTTGCACTACGGGGATATTCAGCGGACCCGGCGTTTATCACGAAACCCATAGAGATGAATAAAAAGTGGAAGGAAGAACACAAAGATGAACACTACGAACTCCAAGACACAGCACTCTACTCAGAATTTCCTGAAGTACGGGAACTTCTCTCATTTTTAGATGGGGATGTGCACCGGGTTAGACTTATGCGGTTGGCTCCTGCTGGGGGAGAGTTATTGAAACATACCGATCAGGTTGATCCTGACGCCGGAAACTCACTAGGCGCCCTAGCTCGCTTGCATTTCCCTCTCAAAACAAATCCGAAAGTCCTCTTCAGCACATGGAACGGAAATGATATCGAAGAGAAATACCATTATGGGCTAGGTGAATGTTGGTTGATTGACACACGCAAACCTCATATGGCGATCAATGGAGGAGCAGAAGAACGAATCCACCTAGTCGTGGATACAATCGTGACTCCGAAACTCGAAAAGATGATTGCGGAGGGACTGATATTATGAGAGTTTTATTTTGTGGAGATAGAAATTGGACCAATTACAAAGTCATTTGTGATATAATGACGTACTTTAAGCCTGATGTTGTGATTGAGGGGGAAACTAAAGGAGCAGATTCTTTGTCCAGGGATGCGGCTGAGTATTTTGGTATTCAAGTGCTAAAGTTTCCCGCCGATTGGGATAAGTACGGTAGAGCCGCTGGTCCAATTCGCAACACACAAATGCTCACTGAGGGGAAGCCCGACCTAGTTGTTGCGTTCCATAATGACATCAAGAATTCAAAGGGTACCCTCAACATGGTGAATCAAGCACGAAAGCAGAACATAAAAGTGTTTGTCTACACTGAGCAGGGGCTTCAAACAATCTATCAACCATATGAAGGAACTCTCTATGTTGAATAGACGCAACTTTTTGAAAACACTGTTTGCATCGCTCGCTGTTGCTGAGGAGTCACAAAAACTTATGAAAATCATGGGAAGGAAAATAATATGAAAATCATGGGATGGTGGCTCAGATTCAAATACAGTTTGGGATATGAAACTCAACCTGAACAAGTCATTCGACGAGTCTGGGAAATGGATCATGAACAACTAGCCACATTACATCGAATCTTTGGTCAGAAAACCTACAAGCGAGGCACTCCCGCCGATATTCAAAGCCGACATATTGCTAAAGAACTTCTGAGACGTGGTGATGCCAATGGACAGCATCGACCATTACCCATGCGAGCTTTCGTGAAAGGAGCAGCGTAAGATGAGCCTACGTAGGATGCTCAATGGAACATATGTCGAAACCGCACAAGAATATGTGGAGCGATTATATGACGGGCCCTGATGCAGTAAATCCATGTGGTGGTGACCCCATGAGCATAGTCAGTTTATTAACCAACGGGGGTACGTATGAAGCAGAATTACACGCATTTGGTTCTTGTGCTCGATAAGTCCGGTTCAATGGGACACTTGCAGCAAGCGACGATTGAGGGAGTCAATTCCCTCGTTGCAGCACAGAAAGACATACCCGGCACAATTACAACTTCCCTCTATACGTTTGATGGGAACGTGCAGGAAGTGAAGAATTTCGATCTTCTGACGACTTGGAACTATGTTCCTAGTGGATCAACCGCTCTCTTGGATGCAGTCGCAGAAGCGATCACGAAGGAAGGGGAGAGACTGAGTGCAAAAGCAGAACAGGATCGTCCTGACCGTGTCGTGTTCGTGATTATCACAGATGGAGAAGAGAATACGTCGAAAGTTGCAAAACTGGAAGATGTCAAGAATACTGTGAAACATCAGCAGGACATCTACAAGTGGCAGTTCGTGTTCTTGGGAGCAAACATCGATGCGTTTGCAGCAGGATCAAAGATGAACTTCGCGGCTGTGAATTCAAGACAATTCGTTGCAACTCCCGATGGTGTGCGTGCCGCATATTGCACGACTTCACAATCCTTGGGGAGCTACCGAACAGGAGTCACAAAAACTGTGGATATGACGGGCCCTGATGCAGTAAATCCTTGACTTCCTAAGTAAAGTTTGTTATAATACGTGATTGTGTGTAATTATATTATGGAGTGCTTGTTATGACTACGGAAGCTGATATTGATAACGCATTAAACAGCGTAACTCCTGTTCAGGAATATGCTGGACTCTACTGGAAGCGTGATGATCTCTTCAAACCATTTGGAGATTTTCACGTCAATGGTGGTAAAGTGCGTCAAGCGATCATGGTATTCCGTGCAAAGATAGACGAACTGAGGGGCCGCTATGACAATGGAGTTGTGACAGCGGCCTCCGTCTATTCCCCTCAATCAGCGAACATCGCAAAAGTCGCTCAGCACTACGGCGTGAAGTGCATCTCCTGTGTGGGAGGAACGACACCGGAGAAGCTACTGACTCATCATATGATGAAGCTGACTCGCTACTATGGGTCTACGATTCGCATTGTTGCAGGACATGGAATGACCGCAGTGATTCATGCCCGTATGCACAAGATTGCCGAGGAATTGAACTATCTCCCTATTGAGATGGGTGAACTCATGGACGAGAATCCGAGGGCGATCTTTGAATCAACTGCGGAGCAAGTGATTAACATTCCCGATGAACTCGATAATCTCATCATTCCTTCCGGTGTCGCAATTCAACTCACTGGTATTCTGCTTGGACTCAAACGCTATCACAAAAAAGTCAAGCGCATTGTAAGTGTCTGTGTCGGGCCGACACGCGAAAAGCAACTCACAGGATACTTCAGAGACATTTACCAGACAACTCCTTCCGAGTATCACCCCGTTGAAATGGTAGCGCATAAATCACCATATTCTAAACCCTTCGACTTCCTTGTAAACGGAGACTACATGGATGACCTCTATGAGGGTAAGGCTTATGACTGGTTGACAAAGAACATCGATGTTTCAAAAGAAAAGACGATGTTCTGGTGCGTGGGGAAACGTCCTCGCATTGGGGAAGTTGAGCAAATCATCAGAGAGGGACTGTAATTATGCAAATTATTCGTGAGTTGGTATTCAAACTTCTACTGTCATGGACTAAATTCGATAATAAAGGATGGTTCTCTGAAGAGGAGATGGGAGAGTTTTCAAAGCACCATTCAGTGTGTAATTATGCCCTGGCAGTTTGTCCAAAGCGTCCTTCTGAGCTTGATTTCCCACAATGGCTGGTATATACACTTTATTTTGGACGAGCGGGAGGAAATTGCAACCTATATAGAATTGACGTAAAGAATGGAAGAACCAGAAGAGGAGACATGGCAAAAACACCAGTGCATGATCGTTGGAGGGATCATCACCCCAATATAAAGAAAGCAAGATTAGATGATCCAAAAGTTGAAAAAAAATATCATGATCTTGTTGCAGTTGAACGAGCAAATCCTACTTGGAAACTATACATAAATGTCCTAGCACCAGATACAAACCTTCCAGATCAAGAACGCAAAGATATGTTAGTAGATACACACATGTTAGAATCATTGTGCATTTGGTTGTATCATAGAATGTTTGGTAAATCAACATTGATGAATGTGGCACATGATAGCACACGTTCTAACGCAAAACCGAATTCACTCTCAACTATAATAAAGTCTACTTCTGGACAATTACCGGAATGATTCATGGGTAAAAAATACTTTTACGAACGCAACAGTGAGATGATCGACAGTGACCTCAACAAGAAGTTTGAGGACATCTTACTCATGTCCGATGCAGACTTTGAACAATGGGTGCGTGATCTCAGGAAGTTTGTAGTCTACTTGTGGGATGAGAGGGGGCAACCACCGCGAGTAGGATACGATGAATCCGAAATCATCGAACAGTTTAGAGGGATGGAAAAAGAGACATTCACAAAATCCATATTCAATGATCTTCATGCGGGTGAAACAACAAAGGCTAAAGGTTCTGTCTTTCGTTCCACTAAAACACTAGGGAACGCGGTGAATCAATTCTTCCCTACGATGATGAAAACGCGAATCAACTATACTTCCGATACATCAGCAGGGAAGTCCATCTATGATTTCTTCTCAAAGGACGAACTATTTAATACCTTCCATACATATGCAAAGCGGCACTTTAAGCGTGACAGCTTCTACTCGTACTCGGTTCCTGTGCGAGTCATGGAGAATGAACGATATGGAGTGTTGCCCGTAGCAGAAACAGGTCCAGAGTGGATCAAAGCATTTGAAGCGGGTACGTTTCGTCAACGCAAGTGGGATTATTTCCTCTGTGCAAATTCTGAAGAAAAATACACAGGATACAGTGAGGAGATGCGAGCACTCACAAATCTTCGTGTGACTCAACAAGACGTGAAAGAACTCTCCATCCTTCCCGAACACTGCAAAACACAAGTCAGCAACAAAGAAGGGGAGTCTTATGTTATCCGTGTCTATGAGAAGGGACAAAAATTATTCCCCATTGGTCTGAAAGCGTTCCGTATTAGCTTCTGTCAATATGCAGTCAACTTTCCCCCGCTCATTGCTAAGTACGTCTTTGAAAAGTATACTGAAGAATGGAAGCATGAAAAGAAGATTTTTGTATGGGACCCCTCTGCGGGATGGGGAGGACGTTTGCTTGGTGCTATGTCCGTGGACATGGATAGGCACATCGTCTATCTTGCGAACGATCCTAACACGGATCATAATACAACTCCTGGACGCACGAAGTACCATGAATTGTATGATTTCTACCGAGACAATGTAAACAGGGATACAGGAAATCTATGGCCGAAAAAACACACTGAATTCGGTTTTTGGCAGATGGGTTCTGAGGAGATGCAATTTGATCCTGGGTTTCAACTCTTTCGTGGAAAGTTGAGTCTCGTATTTACCAGTCCCCCGTACTTTTCAAAGGAAGCATATTCGGAAGATGAGGGTCAATCCTATAAGAAGTTTGGGGAGTATGCAGCATGGAGAGATGGATTCCTCAAAGAGACACTGAAAACTGCCGTGGAATGGTTGCGTCCAGGGGGCTATCTTGCGTGGAACATTGCTGATGTTGTGTTTGCGGGGGAGACGCTTCCGCTTGAGGAAGATTCCAGGAAATTTCTCAAGGAACTGGGAATGATTGAGGAGACTCCGCTTAAAATGTGTCTCGCGTCTATGCCGGGGGGCAATCGACTTGACAAAGAAACTGGATTACCGAAAGCAAAACACTTCTGTAAGATCAAGGATGGAAATAAACCTAAATTGTGGCTCAAATATGAACCCATCTTCATCTTTAAGAAGCCCCAGTAGGGGTTAAAACGGGCTCAGGAACCCCGATTTCACGTTAACCATACATTGGAGCACATATGAGTGTCCAGAACGTCCTAAAATTCACTTCCCTATTGATTGAAACGGGCAAACAAGTCGTCGATATGAAGGATATTCAGGGGATTATGAAGCAGCACAACATGAAGGAGCCCCAATGGCTCACAAAGGACAAGTGCGCCCGTGCTGGACGCGGATTATTTCACGTCCCGTTCGCAAAATCTGTAGATGAGAAAGCACTTGACAAATGAGTAAAAAATGTGTTATGATATTCCTTGTCGTTTGTGCATTAAACCTTTTATTCAAATGGAGGGTTTTATGCGATCTCAGGGATAGTGAAGCGCGAATCATTCTAGATTCGTTCCGCTCGCAGGTAGGGAACCTCGCAATGGGGTTCCCTACTTTTCTTTATGAGGAGACGTATCATGACTTATGATGAGAATTCTATCGTCCACATCAAGGAAGTGCTGCTAGAACGACATCGGATCAATTGCTCTGTGGATTTCCCACTCAATTACAGCCTCGCAGATAAAGCTTCCATTGACCACATGATCGACTACGCTTCTATGTCTTTCAGACTCGGACTACGAACCTATATGTTACAGGGTCCCAAGGGTGCGGAAACTTTTTATTATGTTCCTGCAACATGGTGGGATCATTTCAAACAACGCTGGTTTCCTCAGTGGGCTGTGTCTCTCTATCCAATCAAATTAACGAAGTTGCAATGCACACACTATGCAGTCTGTCCTCACAGCAACTCCAAATGGCCTGATGCCAAACACATGCGCTTTTTGTACATGGGTGAGGAAAACAATTGACTATATTGAAGGGAATGAAGCATGTGGAATGGTGAGAAGTCAAAACGTCCCATTGGATTTTGGGATAAGTGGTTTATTGGAATGGCTCAATATACCTCAACTGCTTCAAAGGACCCCTCTACACAGGTCGGTGCTGTGATTGTAGACAGACGCAACCGTGTAATTAGCATGGGGTACAATGGGTTCCCTCGCGGTGTGAAGGACACTCCCGAACGCTTGAATGACCGTGAAGTTAAGTATTCCATGGTCGTCCATGCGGAAATCAATGCACTCCTCTTTGCAACTCAACCATTAGAGGGAACGACACTCTACCTATGGCCGTTCTTGTCTTGCTCGAAATGCACTGCCATCATCATCAATGCAGGGATCAAGCGAGTCGTCGCTCCTTTAAGTTTCAATCCCCGATGGGAAAAGTCTATTGAACTGAGTCAAACGCTATATCACGAAGCTGCGGTGCAAGTTGTCTTGATTCCGAGTCTTATAGAAAAAGCAGGAACAGCATAATGGAAGCGTGGGTTTGGTTTGTTATTTTGATCGGTCTAGGTCTTATCTTCCTAGGAATTATTGAATGGTACCTGAGTGACCCAAGAAACTGACGACTATATAGTGCTATGAGCTATTTTATTTAACGGAGGTGAACTTGGAGATAAAAATTGACATTGAGCAGTTACGCAAGAACAGAATTTTCATTGCGACCCCCATGTATGGGGGGATGTGTCTCGGTATGTATATGAAATCGGCGCTTGACCTCCAGACCATTTTTCAACAATATGGAATCACGTCTAGGTTCTCGTTCATTTTCAATGAATCCCTCATCACCCGCGCCCGCAACTATCTCGTTGATGAGTTTCTGCGAACGGACTTCACACACCTTCTTTTCATCGATGCGGACGTTCACTTTAATCCTCAAGATATCATTGCTATGTTGGCTTTGGATAAGGAAGTTATTGGTGCCCCCTACCCGAAGAAGGCAATCAACTGGGGAAACGTGGCCACTGCTGCCCGCAATCACCCGAATTTGGACCCCAAGGAACTTGAGGCTGTTGTCGGTGATTATGTTTTCAATGTCGTAAAAGGCACTGAGAGAATCCAAGTCTCTGAACCACTGGAAGTCATGGAGATTGGCACGGGGTATATGCTTATCAAGCGAGAAGTATTCGACATATGGGCTGCTGCGTATCCTGAGAAGAGGTATCGTCCAGATCACGTTGGTCAGAAGAATTTCAGTGGGGATCGTTACATACACGCCTTTTTTGACACGGAAATTGATAAGGTGTCAGAGCGATACCTCTCGGAAGATTACGCCTTCTGCCAATGGTATCGTCGCATTGGTGGAAAGATTTGGTTGTGTCCCTGGATTCAAACTCAGCATATTGGGACTTACGCGTTCACTGGGAACATGGCAAAAATTGCCGAGTTGACAGGCAAACTCTAAGAGGAGTCTATATTATGATCTTGGGATTAGTTGGGCTGATAGGAGCGGGCAAGGGAACTGTAGGAGATTTTCTCGTACAGGATCACGGCTTTGTCCAAGACTCCTTTGCGGCACCGCTCAAAGATGCCGTGGCTAATATCTTTGGGTGGGATCGACAGATGCTAGAAGGTGCATCCAAAGCATCGCGTGACTGGCGCGAACAACCCGATGAATTCTGGAGTGGGAAATTCAACTACCCCTTCACTCCGCGGCTTGCTCTGCAACTGATGGGCACTGAAGCAGGACGCAATGTGTTTCATCAGGACTTGTGGGTAATAAGTTTACTGAATCGACACAATCAAGGCACGAATTCTACCGTAGTCACTGATGTTCGATTCAGGAACGAAATCAGAGCAATTCAAGAGGAAGGTGGGATCATTGTACGGGTTCGTCGCGGACCTGACCCTGTGTGGTACGAGACTGCTTGGAAGGTGAATTGCGAAGGACTCTCACCCACCGAAATGATTGGGGTACACCAATCCGAATGGGATTGGATTGGATGCCCGATCAATCACACAATCTACAACGACGGTACACTTTCCGATCTACGAGACAATGTGCGTTTTGTTGTTCAAAATCATGAAGTGTTTCAACGAATCTTACCAGTAAGAACAACATCTGATAACCGCATACGAATGTGATTGACTTCTCTGCTCTGTTGTGCTACACTGAATTTATTATTAACTTGTGAGGTATTTTATGAAACTCTCTGTGAATACGCTTGAAATTCTTAAGAATTACGCGACATTTAACACTGGTATATTTTTCAGGAAGGGCAACCTTCTAAGAAGCCTCAGCACAGGGAAAACTGTCCTAGCTGAAGCCACCATTGACGAAACAATACCCGCTGACTTCTGTGTGTATGAACTCAATCAACTTCTCGGCATCCTATCACTATCGAAGGGGAGTCCTGAGTGGACCCTCCGTGGAAATGACATTGTTATTGAAGGTCTCGACGGACGAAGTAAAATCACCTACCGTTGCTGCAATGAGACAAACATCAAGACTCCTCCAGAAAAAAATATTGAACTGCTGACCTCAGACGCAACCTTCCTATTAACTGAGGTTGATTATAACTGGATTATGCGATCCGCTTCTGTGCTAGGGTCACCGAACATCACAGTAGAGGGGGTTGATGGTTTCATTAGTTTACGAGCGATGGATGCACAGGACGATTCCGCCCACACAGACACCATTCAAATCTGTCCTCATACTGGTGATGATTTTCATTTCCTATTTAAGACTGCAAACTGGGTGATGATGCCGGGTTCGTATACGGTGACAATCTCCTCCAAGAATGCCGCACATTTTTCAAATACGTCTCGCAAGCTTCAGTATTGGGTTGCCTTAGAAAAACGTACCAAATAATATGCACTCAAAGAAGGAGTTTTAATGGAACATGTTTTGTGGACTGAAAAATATCGTCCTTCTACGGTCGCGGAGTGTATTTTACCAGAACGACTGAAGCATCCATTCAGTGAGTATGTGAAGCAGAAAATGATTCCGAACCTGCTCCTACATGGAGGTGCGGGAATTGGGAAAACCACCATTGCCATCGCCATGTGCAAAGAGGTCGGCTGTGACTATCTCCTTGTAAACGGGTCTGACGAAAATGGTATCGAACTTTTTAGGAACAAGATTAAGCACTATGCTTCCTCACTTTCCTTGGAGGGAAACGGCCGCAAAGTCATTATCATCGATGAAGCGGACTATCTCAATCCAAATTCCATACAACCTGCTCTTCGTAATGCAATGGAAGAATTTGCAGGAAACTGTTCGTTCATTTTTACGTGTAATTTCAAGGATCGAATTATTTCTCCCCTGCACTCTAGATGTGCAGTTGTGGACTTCACGCTCAAGGGTACTGAAAAGCAAAAGATGGCCGCGGAATTCTTTGCACGCATTCAACACATTCTGAAACATGAATCTGTGGAGTTTGATAAGTCTTCTCTTGTGGAATTCATTATGAAATTCTTCCCCGATTTTCGGCGCACTATCGGTGAACTGCAACGCTATTCGACGTTTGGGAAGATCGATGTGGGGATTCTTGCACAACTGAGTGATGCAGATGTCACAGAGATTGTCAAATATCTGAAGGACAAGGACTTTGGTTCACTCAGAAGATGGGTCGGAACACACGATATCGAATCTTCGACATTCTTCCGCAAGCTTTATGATAACTTAACAACTTTCTTGAAACCCGAATCAGTACCCCAGGCGGTACTTCTGATTGCAGACTATCAGTACAAGAGCGCATTTGTTGCAGATCACCAAATAAACCTCACTGCTCTGCTAGTGGAACTCATGGCTACTTGTGATTTTCTATGACACCCTACGATTTTGTTAAAGAAATTCAGTTCGGAAAAAACGACATCATGACGGACTCTCTTGCAGAGAAGGAGTATGTGCCGTTTGTCATAAATCGGGCGCTCTCGTATGAATATGATTGTGTGATGCAAGCGAATGAGATGAACAGAAGGCATCATCTGGACAAGGTACTCCAATTTCACTATTTACTCTGCACAGTCCGTTCCCGTAGACGTGCGTTCCAGAAATGGGCAAAGCCAGTGGGAAATGATGACCTTGAAACGGTAAAAGAGTTTTATCACTTCTCTGATAAAAAAGCCATCACAGCACTGAAAATCCTCTCCGAGGATCAAATCAAGTGTATCAAACAAGCCTTGGACAAAGGTGGACTTACAGGAAAGCATAAATAACTTGCACTCACCTAACACTATGAGGTTATTATGCTCGACTTATCTACCTGTGTGGAAATCTCCCTCAAAACCCCCGATGATTTCCTTAAGGTCCGTGAAACACTCTCCCGCATTGGAATTGCCTCACGGAAGGACAATTTGTTGTTCCAATCCTGTCATATCCTCCATAAACGACAACGATATTACATACTTCACTTCAAACATTTATTTGCTCTTGATGGGAAGCCCACGGACATATCAGATGATGATGTTGCAAGAACGAATACCATTGCCCGTCTTCTTGCTGATTGGGGACTCCTGACCATCTTGAATCCCTCTGTAATGGTCAATATTGCTCCTCTCCATCAGATCAAGATTCTCACACACAAAGAAAAGGGCTCCTGGACATTAGTACCAAAATACACGATTGGAAAGAAACAACCCCCACACACTTGACTTTTCTGAAATATTATGATACAATTTCCCCACTAATACGAGTTCGCTTATATCGTCAGTAAAAAGGTGCTGTGTCTCAACACAATCTCCTCCACTAAAAAGGAATGATGCACCACAAGAAGGCATCTCAGGCGTAGACAAACAAGTATCCCTGATGATGCTGAAATAGTGAGCAGGCTCTCCATAACTGGAAACCTGTGAGGTTCATAAATCGAAAACACCGACTTATGAAACTGCGTTACTCATGAGAATGAGAAGGACACTCTTAATCGGGGAGACCGCTAACCTGCCCCGTCTGTATAGCAGAGAGTGGTGTTGACACGCCAATCCTTTTTTGATAGCAAAGTTTTGCCCATTTGAGACCAAGCGGATTATAAGCTCCTGAAAAAGAAACTCGTTTCCGAACGAGCGAACCCCGTGAGCGTAAGTTTCCTGTAGTTCCCTAAGTTTCCTGTAGTTCCCTAAGTTTCCTGTAGTGTCACTTGCGAACTTTGTTCGCGTTCGGAAACGATCCTCTATAAATAATGTCTAAAATCTAGGGGATGTATAATTTGCCACGGCATCACTGCATACCTAAACATGAATGGTTAGAACGTTTTGGTAACCTTAAAGGTGTCAATGCAAAAGACAATATATGTAATCTCACAGTCGCTCAGCACTCAGAAGTCCATTTACTCCTCTATGAATTGAATCATAATGAATATGACCTTATTGCTCACCAAGCCTGTGCAGGGATTCTCCTAAAACGCAAAACTCAACAAGAGAAGAAACTGAATCCTCCAAAGCGAAAGAAAAAACATTTACGTCGCAAAAATAGTTGGCATATATAGCAGTAGGAGCTTATGAACTATGAAGATCACAACTAAAATTCTCTCCTTCATCCATAACTATTGGATGAATCCGAGTAATCGAGTCATAATCAAGCACCCCGACTGTAAACGTGGACACTATCACGATGCAGATTATATCATGATGTTTGTAATGTTCCAGATGGTTGTGAACTTTATTGAAATTGAATGTGGTGCACTTTTACCAAACCAGTGTTTCGAAACCGGATGGAAGAAATGGTTCCGAAGGGTTTCAAATTTACCATTGCTCCACTGGTTCATCATGCCTCCCCGTAATGCTCTGCGTGGTTTGTTTTATCTTAAATGGGAGATGAGTCTTAAGGATCACCCAAGACAAGCGCAAT